CGATTCCTTTGTGGTGAATGCTTTTTCAGCTTTCAGCTATCCGACTCCGCCGTGGTGGGACATGCGGGCTGAATGGGTAATCAAGGCGTATTTAGCCCGTCGTGGTATTGGTGTTGATCTGAACATGTGCGGCAATTCAGGGGACCGGGTGACAATCGGCGGTGCGGGGGGTGATATCTCTGATTTGTATACCACGATTATTGCCAACAACCCATCTATTATTTTAGTGCAGTGCGGAACGAATGACGCGACCGATGAGTCATTTGATGCAGAGCAGTTTACCACAGATTACAAGGCGCACATTGATTATTTTATTAACAATGTACCAAACCTCAAGGCGATAATCTTGGGCGATGTGCCGTCAATGATCTGTAAAACGACAAGTAACACTATGTCGAACCAGGCGCGGCGGTTGGTAATCAACGGCCTAATTGATGACTTACTAAGCTACAGTCCATTAATTGCCAGGGCTTATGTCTCTGCTGCGTTGGGGGAAAACCCTGAGATGTATCTGGGCGGGGTAAGTGGTGCTTATGACAACCTGTACCCAGCCAGCTTAGGTCAGCAGGCCATGGGCGAAGCGTATGCCAAGGCAATTTACGCTGTTTTGGGAAGATGACTAGCAGAATATAGCCAAAAACGGTGTAGGCTTTATCGCCAACAAACTTCATATTCTTTTGGAGATTTAAATGGCAGTAACCTCAGTTACAGATATAGACACCTTAGTTAAGGAGGAACTGTCGTCTTCTAATGAGATCCTCGATAAAGAAAAGTCGGAGAAGGAATTAAAAGAGTCAGCTCGCTCTAGTCTAGCTAATTATATTATCCGTGTTGCTAATAAGAATCGTGATGACAAAAGAAACTCAGGGATAGAGGATGAGATTCTTAATAGCCTTCTCCAGTTTAATGGTGAGTACTCCTCTAGAGATAAGGCTCTTATTGCTGAAGAAGGTGGTTCAAGTATCTTCATGAATTTAACAGCTACTAAAGCTAGAGCAGCTAAGTCTTGGATAGCTGATATCTACTCGGCAGCTAAAGGTAAGACTTGGGCTCTTGAGTCCACTCCTAATCCTGAGCTACCTGAAGAAATAGTTCATATTATTGAGGAAGCTATCCAGAAAGAATTCACTCAGATAGCTCCTCAACCAGGACAGCAGGCTACTACCGCTCAAGCTCAAGAGACTATCAAGGTAATCAATCAGAATAAGAGAGATATCCTAGATGCGGTGATGAACGAAATCTCTAAAGAAGCTTCCTTCCAAATGAAGAGGATGGAGAAGAAGGTTAAAGATCAGTTAATAGAGGGTAAGTGGCATGAAAGTCTACTCACATTTATTGATGACTTTGTAATCTATCCAACAGCTTTCCTTAAAGGGCCGGTAATTACTAAGCAACAGGTTCTTAAGTGGGAGAATGGTAAGCCAGTACAGACTGAAGAGTATGTCTTCTGTAATGAGAGGGTTGATCCTCTTGATATCTATCCTTCTGCTGGTGCTACCTCAATACAAGATGGTGATCTTTGTGAACACTTAAGGTTTACAAACAAGAGCGCTATTGCTCATCTTAAAGATACAGAAAATTATAAGTCAGAAGCTATTGACAGAGTATTACTTAATGGATCTACGGGTTCTATCTGGATAGATGATTATATTGAACAAGAGAAAGAAGATCAAGAACGTAAAGGGTCTCTCCTAGAGGATGATACAATTCATGGTATTCACTTTTTTGGTCAGATCAACTCAGACCTTCTTAAAGAGTGGGATAAGAGTTACTTCAAAGATCTTGAAGATGATAGCTACATCGAAGTAGAAGCGATCCTTGTTGGAGATGAAGTTATCAAGTGTGTTGTTAATGATGACCCATTACTTAGGAGACCTTATTATAAGGCATCCTTTATTAACCGTCCAGGGAGCTTCTGGGGACGTTCTCTACCTATGTTGATGGCTGACATACAGAGAATGTGTAACGCAGCAGCTAGAGCACTTGCTAACAACATGGCAGTATGCTCAGGCCCTCAGGTAGAAATCTATATAGATAGGTTAGCAGATGATGGACCAATTGAAGCAGTGGCTCCTATGCGTATCTGGCAGCTTAAGTCTGATCCCACAGGAGCGGGTGGTAGAGCTATTAATTTCTTTCAACCAGTTTCTAATGCTAGTGAACTTCTAGCTGTCTATGATAAGTTTGAACAGAAGGCTGATGATGTTACTGGTATCCCACGATGGGCTTATGGTAATGAGAACATAGCAGGTGCAGGGGCTACGGCTTCCGGCCTCTCTATGCTTCTGGAGTCTGCCTCTAAGATTATTAAAGATGCTATTAGGAATATTGATGTAGTTGTTAAAGGGAGGGTTGAGTATCAGTTCTATTACAACTTACTTAAAGAAGAAGACTCTGACTTTACTGGAGACATTAAAGTTATTCCTCTTGGTTCTACTGTACTAACAATTAAAGCTTTTGAAGCTATGCGTAGGAATGAGTTCCTTACTATTACTGCTAATGAGTTTGACCAAAGGATCATCGGGGATGAAGGTAGAGGAGATATACTTCGGCTTATGGCTGAAGACCTCGGCTTACCCTCATCTGCAATCCCAACGTCATTTGAGATTAGACAGAAAGAGAAAGCAACCCAAGAACGTGAAGCTCAGAATGCCAAGATTCTTAAAGAAGCTGAAGATACAAAAAGTCTTGTTGGGCTTAAAGCTACTCAGATTCAGATTGATGGGCAGAAGGAGATGGCTCAGGGAGCACAAGAACTCCAAGCTATGAAGGCTCGGATGAAAGATGCTATAGATCAATCTACTCTCCAACTCAAACAACAGAAGCTTGCACAAGAAGAGATATCTGCTGATAGAGATAGGATGATGAAGGAGAACCTTCAGCTCAGAGAGTTAGCCCTTTCACTTAAACAGAATCATGGTATCTAGATGAATGCTAATCAACTAAGAAAGAAAGAGTTAGTCGATAAAATTAGAAATGGAGAATATAGTTTTTTTCCAGAGTATATTGCTTTAAGTTATGAAGAGTCTAAAGAATCCCTCGTAGATATTAACGAGAAAAGTTTTAAAAGGAATCAGGGAGCTTCTCGGTTGCTCCGTGATCTCAAAAACCTCACCACAAAGTCTGCCTCAAGGTAATCGCTTAAAGAATGCTTCGCATCTGAAAAGATGTTTTAGCATTTGATTAGGGCCTATCCTGAATCGTAAAGATGAGTGCAAAGGAGATGTACAGCGTATGCTTAGTTTTGAAGAGAAGTTGAAGAAAGATATTGAAGAGATGGAAGCTGTAAGTGGTAATCAGTTGGAAGACTCTACCACTACTGAAGAGGAGGTTCAAGAGAAGGAAGTGAAACAACCCACCGATTCTCATTCTGATGAAGTGAATGAAGAGGTGATCGTTGATGAAACTACTAAGGATTTTGAACTAGATAATTCAGAAGCTATTCACGAAGAAGACACCAAAGAAGAGGTTGACCAGTCTAAGCCTCGTGCTAACTGGAAGAAACGATATACTACTTATAAATCTAAAACAGACACTACAATCTATAAGTTGCGTCAGGACAATGCACGACTTAATGAGTATAACATTTCTCTAAACTCAAAGGTAGATGCTTTAGATAAGAAGCTCGAATCTCTTTCTAAATCATCCTCTGATGCTCTATCAAATCTTTCAGAAGAGGAGCGAGATCTCCTTGGAGATGATACGGTAATTAGTTTACAGAAACTTGTTGATGCTCAGATTGCCCCACTCAAGGCACAGTTGGAAGAGGCTCGTAAGCAGAATCTTGAATCTCGTAAGGCTAAGGCTGAAGAGAATCAAGCTATGGCTAACAACTCTTTCATAGAGAGATTAAGTGATCTTGTTCCTGATTATGACCAGATTGATACTGATCCTAAATTCCTTGAATGGATGGAAGGAACAGAAGTTGAGTCTGGATTGACTAGGAAGTATATTTTTAAACAAGCTCAGTCTATTGGTGATGTTAATCGTGTTGCAAGTTACTTCAATACTTTTAAAGGAGCTAAAAAAGTTAATCCTTTGGAAAAACATATTAGTCCTACTAAGACCTCTACCAATACTCAGCAACAGAAACCGAAACTACCGGATACAGTTTCATTTCGTGATTATGAAAAGTTTACTAATGATTGTATCCGTGGAAAGTATCGAGGTAAAGAAAAAATCAAACAGGAGTTAGAATTAAAATTTGATACAGCCTTTGCTGAGGGCAGGGTTGTATAAGCTCTAGCTCCTTAAACTTAAGGAGAATTAAAAATGGCTTTAGCACGTACTAATTACACTCACGACGGTAGTGGTGGTTGGACTGCCGCTAGTTATGTCCCCACTCTTTTTGCTAAGAAGACCCTTGTGGATTTCTATGCGTCTACAATCTTCAAAGAGATTTGTAATATAGATTATGAGGGTGAATTTAAAAATGTAGGCGATACTATTAATATTCGCCAAGCTCCAGCTATCACGGTAAACTCTTATACTGTTGGTGGTGCTCCTGGGACTGGTATTACTTATCAGATCCCATCTAAAGATGACCTGAGTATGTTGATTGACCAGGCTATCTATACTGCCTTCCAGGTAGATGATGTTGATAAGGTTCAGTCTGATATTGATCTTATGAATATGTATGCTACGGATGCTTCTGAGAGGATGAAGATTAATGTAGACACTAACGTTCTTCTGCATATGTCTACTGGTGCTCATGCTTCTAATAAGGGGGCAACTGCTGGTGTTCAGTCTGGTAATCTTGACTTTGGTACCGATGCAGTTCATACAGGTGCCACTGGTCCTCTCCAGATTGTAGGTAACTCCACGGAGTCTGCTTCTGCTAACCGATACGCTGCTGTTGATACTATTGTTCGTATGGGTCAGGCTCTTGATGAGCAGAATGTTCCAGCTATGGATCGTTATGTTGTGATTCCTGCTTGGTATGCTACGAAGCTTAAAACCTCTGAGTTGAAGCAGGCTAATATTACTGGGGATGCTACTGGTACTATTCGTACTGGCCTTATTGGTTCTCTTAATGGCATGAAGATTTATGTCAATAATAACCTTGCTGCTGGTACTATTGCCACTCATTCCGACTGGGTAATTGCTGGTACTAAGGCTGCATGTTCGTTTGCTCTTCAGATGTCTAAGTCTGATCGTCTTCCTATTGAGGCTTCCTTCGGTGAGTACATGCGTACTCTTTGGGTCTTCGGTAGGCAGGTTGTGAAGCCTGAGGCTTTGGTTACTGTTATTTGTAATGGTACTGCTGAAGTTTAAGCTAATCTAATCTAAATAGTGCCCCGCTCCCTAGAGTCTCTCTTTTAGGATTCTAAAGCGGGGCACTCTTGGAGTTTTATGTTTATAAAAAAGAATGTAGATAACGAAGATATCATCTATGTGAAAAATCACATAGGATGTGAGATGTGGATACGTCTGAGTCACTATATTTCTTGTAAGGGAGAATTTGAGCTTGCAAGACCTACTGAAGATATCCTTGTCGAACCCGAAGCTATAATTGAGTTGGAGACCTTGGATAAAGAAGTCCCTAAACTAAAAGTTGTTAAGAAGCCAGGAAGACCAAAAACATTTAAGAAATAGGTGAAAAGTGAACCTCCTCGCTATTACTCAAAAAGCTAATAAACTTGCTGGTATCCAGGGGAGTATCATCTCTTTAACAACTCTTACAGGATACCAAGCTATCTTATTGGCTCATGTTCAAACTGCTTATGAAGATATACAGAACTACCGTGATGAATGGCATTTCCTCAAAACACAAGTAACTATTCCACTAACAACTGTAACCTCAACCTATGACCCGGCAGATGCAGTGGCTAAGTGGGATTTTTTCAATATCTTATATGATTCTAAACCACTACAAGTAATCTCTTATGATCAATACATTCAAGATAAAATCTCAACTACTACAGCAGGTGCTCCTTCAGTAGTAGCAGTTGATCCTTCAACTAATATCCTTTATTTCAATCCACTTGATAATAATTATTCTATAGTGGCTAAGTATTGGAAGACTCCTGAGACTCTCTCTGGTAATAATGACATACCTCTTCTTCCCTATGAGTTTCACAACTTGATTGTTTATCGTTCTGTAGCAGACTTCGCTGCTTTCTTAGGTAATACTGGCCTATATCAGATTTACACTCAAAAGGCTAATACGATGTTTGGTAAACTATTAAGATCCCAAAATCCAAGTAAGCATATTAAACTAAGGCGGGCTGTTTAAATGGCTATATCATCCCCTAAAATACAACTAGATAGAGAGCAGTCCATGGCTATTGTTCTCACAGGTGGGCTGAATGAACAAATATCCAATGTTGAGCTAAATCCAGGTGAACTGATAGTATGTAGCAACTATGTAGATCAAGAAGATATCTACTCAGGATATCAATCAGTTAGAGGGTATGAACGGTATGATGGTACTACTCTTGCGAGTACGATTGACCTAGATGTAGATCCTACTGCTTGGAGTGCTGCTTCAGTATCTTATGTAATAGGAGACTATGTAACCTATAATGATTATATCTTTGAAGCTCTTACTAATCATGTGAGTTCTACCCTTAACGCTCCTGATAGTAATACTCCTGGAGATAGTATTGAATGGGAGTATCTTGGTCTAGCTGGTGAACACGATATTACAAGGGAAGCTCGTAGAACAGCGATTGGAACAGTAGGTGGAGCAGCTTGTTCAGGTCCAGTAAGTGGAGTACATGAGTATAAAGACTCTATCTATGCTTGGAGGAACGATGCTGAAGTAGTAACAATACAAACCTTTATGTATAAAGCTACTGGTACGGGATGGACTATAGTAGATACCTCAGCAGATCCTATGAACCCGGATGCTACAGTTAAAGCGATAAATGGTAGATTCTCTTCCCAGTTTTCTAATGCTGAAGTTATGGTTTGGGTTGATGGAGTTACCTCTGGCTTCTATGTTTATAATGGAACTACAGTAACCTTCTATGATAACACATCTACTAATTGTACTAATCTCCCATCTACTGCACCCAAGAATCTTGGTATATGGAAGAATAGACTCTTTCTTATCTATGATGATGGGCATATTTTCTTCTCTAGTGTTGGAGATCCTTTAGACTTCTTAGGTGCTAATACCGCTGGAGAGATTTTTGTAGGTGGGGATGTAACAGACATAATTGAGACCCCTCAAGGTACATTTGCTATCTTCACTAAAGATACTACTAAGTTTCTTTATTATGAAACTGATCCAGCTTATGAATATTTTGCATTTAGACTTGATACATTCTCCAATACTATAGGATCTAAACCTAATACAGCTAAGAATATTTTAGGAACTGTTTACTTTGCTGATGCTCAAGGTATTCTCTCTCTGGCCACTACTCAGGCTTATGGAGACTTTGGAGCTAAATCGGTTAGTAAGAAAGTTCAGAAGACTTTTGCATTACACCAAGAAAATATCTCTTTCTCTGTAGCAGATGTGGCCTCTGGTAGATACTATTTATTCTATACTGATTCTGCCAATACTACTAATGGTCTTGTTATAACCTTTAAAGGTACTAGAATTAAGGGTATAACTAAGGTAGCATATAAGCATAAGATTACTTGTGTAACAGAGTCCAGGACAACTGATGGGAATCATGCTTATTACTTTGGAGACTCTACTGGGTATGTAATGAAAATGTTCTCTGGTACCTCCTTTGATGGTCAAGAGATTGTATCTTTTCTTACTACCTCATATTATGGATATAGATCTCCTAGGACTTGGAAGTTCTTCCATCGTATGAAGTTTGAAGCGTCCTCAAATAGCAGATTTACTATTAATATAAAGAGTAAATATAACTACTCAGAGTCTAACATGCCATCTACTAACTCTTTAAATGCTGTTATCTCAGGTGCTCCTGGTGTTTGGGATGAGGATCTATGGGACTCCTTCGTTTGGTCCGATGGTGCTATAGCTAATAATACTTATTACTTTACTGGGTATGGGACTAATATGTCTGTCTCTTTTCGGAGTGCTTCAAAGTATAAAGATATACACAACATACATAATATTACCATAGATTATTCACTTCAATCAACGCAGGTATAATATATGTCTACATACTTTGATACAACTGAACTTACAGTAGTACCAGGAGAAGTTGCTTTAGCTGATGATATTAATAATATCGTTAGTGCTACTGAAGCAGCCTTTGATGCTATTGATACTGATCTTGCTATAGTAACTACAGAACCTTTTAAGTCTAATATTAATACTGTAGCGGG